CATCATTCCAACCTTTTACAGTTGATAATTCATCAAGGAAAACAAACTTAAATGGAAGCGAAACTTCAACATTTTTTGCTAATCCTTTGTCGTAATAAGAAAATCCTTTTTGGTCAGATTTCCAATCGAGGAACTTTGTTGCTGGATTTTTACTTCCTCCTGAAAACACATTTGTTCTATTGCTCATAGCGATATAAATTTAATAAGAGGAATTATGATGCCCTCTCAATGCATCTTTGACAAAGATAATACTTTTATTTACTTATCCAAACGAAATTGAAAGAAAATATAAAAAAAAGTATTTGAACGATATGTTCGGTTTCATTATTCTCAAATTCTTCACTATTGTACAATGCTCCGACCATTACACCTTTAATAGGGGCTATTGTTATTTCTCCTTCGTTACTCATTATTAGGTCAAATAAAATCCAAGCTAACATCGATAATATTATAATTGCTGTTGTCATTTTGCTAATCTTATTAAGTTAATTTTTCTGTACACCTCATTTATGCATATTTAAAATTAGTATCGTTAATGTTCCTTCCATTTAATTTACTAACAAAATATGAATAAGAAATATTAATTTGGCTGTGTTGTAAAACATCTTTAGCATCATTATAAAATATACCATTAATGATATCTATAACTATTTTTGAATTATGCTTATTATTTTTTTGATTTGCAGTTCTTTTTAATATATGCTCAGCAGTCTGCTTTTTTCCTTTTCCTGCTAAAGACATTTTTAATTTTGATTCATCGGTATGTTTTTTACCTAAATTTGTTTTAGGATGGTTTAGTTTCATTTTTTTAATAGTTTCTATCTTATGTTTTTTACCATACATAGGATGATTAACACCTTCATTTTTCTCTCTTAGTATTTGTTTTACTTTATCGCTATGTTTTTTACCTAACATATTTTTATTACCTATTTTACTTTTTCTATTCCATTCAGAAACTAATGCATTTTGTTTACCCCAACACGGATGATTTTCTCCACTCATTTTTCTACTATGCTCAGGTCTTTTTTTACCATAATAATGATGGTTTTCTCCAAAAGGTCTTTTCCAGTTTTTCATTTTTTGTATAGCATCTTCTGAAAAAACATATACATTGTCTTTTGAATTTATTAAAGAGCAATTTAAACCATTTTCTAAAACATTATAAAAATCCTGATAATATCTTTCACGTTCATTTAACAATTCAATATTACATTCTTCTATGATTTCAAATAAATGGTTTTTAACCCCATATTTTAAAAATGAATTATATAGCTTTGGTTGCTGTTTACATCTTAAAGAATTATAAGTAATAAATCTTTTTTCTATGTTCCTGCTTTGTCCAATATAAACTCTTTTTGTTGGACTTATGATTTTGTAAATTCCTATCACTTTACTTGGCTTTTATATAGTGCAATATACGAATTAATTTATTTATTTACAATGGTTTAAGTGTTTTTCTTTTAATATTTTTCTATAAACATCTACGACTGATTCCTTACAAATTCCACGCTTATAATTGAAATTCATAACTCTTAATATTCTTTGCCAATCACTATACTTTTTTTTCATAGATATATATAAATTTTTGTTCTTCTTTAAGTCCGTTGCAATGGTCGTATATTTGATTTAGACCTACCTTGTTATCTTTAGCAGCTATTTTTACCGAAGTATAAACTTTGCCATCTTTTAATCTTTTTACCTTTCTGTCAATTGAAAACTCGCTAACGGATTTTTTCTTAACTATTGGAACTCCACGTTTGATACAATCTAAAACTATAAAATCATAATCCTCCCATTTAGGTCTTGGCTTATTCCAAAGTCTATGCTCTTTAATTCCAGCTTCAAAAAGAATTTTGCTTATTTCGTGATTTCTCATAAAGTTTTAATATACTGTCCGTTAGCGTTAGTTAATATTACTATATCAAATTTTCTATCGTATTCTGCAACTACATAATTAAGAATTGAGTTTAAGTCAGCATACGTTTGAAGGTACATCATAAGTTCGTTTCTACTTAATTCAGGCTTGTGCTTATACCCATCAAACTTTTCTTTGTAATATACATATATTAGTTCGGTAGGATTCGATATTTTTAAATTGATGTACTGTTGCTTTGTCATAATCTTACTGTTATTTTACCAGTTGGACAACTTAATTTATGTATTCCAGCGTACTGATAGCAATAAGGACATCGCATCTCCCAATACTCATCACATTCGCCTTTTGAATTTATCGGTGGGGTAGAGAAGTAAGATTGTCGATACTTGTTATCCATTGCTGTATATCTGTAACAGAACTCTCTCTTGCCACATCCTTTGCCTGAGCATTTTGTTATATCTGCCATACTAATTTATCTGTAAATATTTAAACCAAAAATCCTTTAAACTTTCAGGAGCTGTTTCCCAAGTGTATGGTTTTACATCTGATTCTTGACCCTGATTTATTTTATTTAATACTTTTTCTTTCATCTTATTTCTTTTTTTGTTCAAACCATTTTTTCATTGCTTTAGAAAAAGGTAAATCTCCATCTCTTAATTGCCAACCATCAAGAAAAGCAGTTTTTACTTCTTCCTCACTATAACTTCTTTCCATTTGCCATTTAGCACCTTGAATAAAATCATCTTGAGCAAATAAATTTGGTCTTATTCCGAAATGTTTTTGATAATTTTTAGCAGCATCTCGAAGTGTTTCTTGTTTCATAATCTATTTATTTTGCTTGGAACTGTTACGCACATATCGTTTTTTAAATACTCACTTATAATTCTGTCTATTCTATATTGAGGTATGAAGAATACTTTTTCTAAATCTGAAGCACTATTTTCTCTGTTGGATAGAAAGTACTCTAAAACTGAAAATCTTTCGTTAGGAGTTATGAAATTGCGTTTAATATTCATATGCTTTAGTAAGGCAACATCTGATTTTAAGTAAAAAAACTTTTGATTTAGGTTTAGTGGATGGATATTCAACTTTTCAAATCTACTTACAATTGTTTTTTTACTTAAATCCAGTTGATTCGCTAGGTCTATTAAGCTTATGTAATTTGCCATTACAACTGTATGTTATTGGTTATTTTCTCGATGTAATCCTCCTTAATACCAATTGCCTCCTCAAGTCTTTCTTTAATAAGACCAATCATTTCCTCATCTCTTTTTACTTCTATGGTGTGATGAAACTCCTCGCCATCAATTATACAGTAGTTAAAGAAATATGCCTTGTCAGAATTACTACACAACATTTGCATCTGCATTTGAGCATAGTATTCCTTATCAATATTCTCATCAGCTACAATCTTAAAGAACTTAGTTGCTCTTGGACACTTAATCTCAAGTATCGCATCCTTACCTACAACTCCATCAGGAGATGCTCCAGCGTGTTCCCCATATGGGAACATAAACGATTCTTTTACTTCAGGGTGCATCTCTTGGAACTTCTTAAACGCTAAAGGCTCTAAATTTTTTCCACGCTCTATATCAGCTCCGCTGTAACTATCTTCGACTTGACCATACAATTCTTCAATTGCTCTTTCTATCGCATAAGTTTTGCCAGTTTCTCCTAACCCACGTATACCTAACAGTTTATGTATCGAACTTGCAGTAAATTTCCCCCATCGTTCTTTAAACCATCCCAAACTCCTTTGAGAATTTTCTGACATTTCTGAAGTTTTTACAACTTCTAAATTTTCTAAAACTTTATGTCTATTACTCATTTTTTAATTTATTATAAATATTTATAATCTGTGTTATTATTCATACTTCCGTTTAATTTTTTATTTAACGTGTTATGACTTATGTTTAATAGTAAAGCAAGTTCTTTGTAAGAATTGTAAATGTCAAGAGTTTTTATATTTATTACTTTTCTGCACAAAGAGCTTGAAATCTTATTTTTTGTATCTTCACTTAAAACTCTACCTAAACAATTTTTATTATTTAATGCTAAAGAGCTTATTTTTGATTTAGTTTCTTCAGAATGTTTTTTAAATTTATTATGAGGTACTTTTCCTTTGTTAGCTAAACTTATTTTTAATTTAGCTTCTTCACTATGTTTTTTACCAAAAAATGGATTTTCATTTCCTAATTGTTTTCCTTTTGTCTTTAATGATATTTTTAATTTAGTTTCTTCAGAACATACTTTTGCTTTTAATTTTTCAATAGTTTTTTGGCTTAGTTTTCCGCTTTTGTCACTTGTTTTAGTAAGCCTACAATTTAGCCCATCTTCAAGTACATTATAGAAATCCTGCCAATATCTTTCACGTTCATTTAATAAATCAAAAGTACATTCTTCTATAACTTCAAATTTATGATTTTCAACACCATACTTTAAAAAAGACCTATGTAATATTATTTGTTGATTATTTCGTTTATGCATAGAAAAATAAGATTTTTTTCTTTTTTCAATGTTAATACTTTGTCCTACATAAGTCTTTCCGTTTGGATTTGTTATTTTATAGATTCCTATCATATTGCAAATATAGTAAATTTATACCATTCGTTGCTACGCTGGGTTGCCTCGTAGACATTGGTTGCCTCGTTGGTATGGTTCATAACGTATTGTTCGCTATACTGTAATGCTGAATGTCTATTGCTCATATTTGCTTTATTAAAACTTCTAAATTAGTTAGTTCTTTAAGTACTTCTCTAGCTGTTTCTAATCCCCAAGTACATTTGTTCATAAACCCAACTAATGCGGTTTTTAAATTTGGGTAGTAGAAATTCTCTGTAAACTCTTTATACTCTCCAGTACCTACATACTTTTTAGTGGTTTCATCTTTTACTTTGATTTCTCTTGGTTCAAAGAACTGTAGAATAGTGTTTTCAGCATCGTACACTATTCTGTAATTTCCGTTTAGATTCATATTGTTTTTGGTTTCCATATTCCTACTAACTCTTTGACGTGGTTTTTAACTGGTATTCTAAATCTATACTGAGCTACTGTGTTCAACCCAATTAAATTATATACTTCTATAAATGACCCACTTCCTATTGTCCTGCTAACTGTATATCCTTCTTTCATTTTGTATCAATTTTTTCGTAAGCATTACACATTCTTTCGTTATCGTGATAATAAATGGATTGTACTGTTTTTCTCATCCATTTGTCAAAAGCCTTAATTTCTTTCATATTGCGATAAGATTAATTGTTTATCAAACTCCTCATCCTCTGATATTTTGCCAAAGATAATAAATTTTCTATTAATCCTAGCTAATTCTTTTAAATGATTTAAAGCAATGCTTAATTTTCTTTCTTGATGATTCATAACCATCTCTAAAGATTCTATCTGTTGTAAGATTGTTTCTTCCATTATAGTATTGATATTTCTAAAGTTAATCTTTTTTTAAGTCTTTTCAATTCCACTTCTAATTCATAACTAAGGACTCCGAAAATTTCTTTCTCTTGCTCAATAAGATTTATCTTATTGTTGATTCTTTGTATCGTTCCAGCGATACCGTTAATTTCTTCAATCAATGCGTTTAAAACATCATCATTAAACTCTCTCTCTGCATAATCTATAATGTTTTCTAATGCAGTTCCTGTTTGCTCTATGTCCATTTTTATTTTATTTAAAGTCTGCCACAAATTTGTTTCCTTGACTTCGAGTACAAATCTACATAACATACATAAATCCACAATACTGTTTTAGAAAACTTTAACACAAAAGTGCTGTTTTGTAGGAAAAAAGTATTGAAAAATGCCATTTTTCAATTTTTATAAAAAAAAAGTGCGTTTTTATACCCCCCCCCTAAACGAAATACCAAAATAGGGTGGGGGGGTCTATTTTCTATATTTTTATAAAAAAAACTAATTAATTAATATATATATAAAAATAGTAGTATAGTATTAATTAATTTATTATCTTTGTAGCAACTAATATATTTATTTATGAGTATAAGTCATACTGGAATGGTTTTCTTTGGAACTGAAGCAAAACCTGAAATACAAGATTCAATCGTAAATAGCGTTGTAAACCAATTTAAAGAACGTTCTAAAGTAGGAATTACTAAATATGGTAAGACTATGGATAGAAAAGATTTAAACACTTTAGAATGGCTACAACATCTCCAAGAAGAATTATTTGATGCCAGTCTTTATATTGAAAAGTTAAAATCTAAGTTGCATATAGTTGATATAATGAAATCTGATGAAGAATTAGGATTGTATGATGAAGAATTAGAAAAAAGAATGAATATTATAGGTCAAAACGGTAATGATGGAGAGCATTACTAATTCCTTTTACTCGGTGGGGTTATCTAAAGAACTTTAGTAGATTAATGTCCACTTCTGATTTGGTGTCGTACTTCAATTGAGCTAAACCTCTCTCAACTATATTCATAACCTCATCAGTTGTATTGGTTTTCCAACCTATTCTCTTTAACAGAACCGTTCTATTTTTATACTTAAAATAATCAATCGCTGTTGAGTGCATAAGTTGCCTCGTTACGTTTACAAAATCATAGTCAATCTCCTTACTGTCCAGTATGATTTGATTATTTTTAGCTATCTCTATAAGTTTTTCATCTGTCATAGTGCAAATATACTAAATAAATTTAACAGATTCATCTGTTAAAAATAAAATAACCCTTACAACAAATTAATGCTATAAGGGTTGTTTTTTTCGTCTTTCCGAAATGCCAAAGAATATGTATATTTGTAAGGATTTATGAAAATTTACCTAATTAACACCCTACTTTGACTCAAGCATATACACGACCTACATTGTATCTTTTACAAGGATTTCCATTCATTAATTAGGCTTTATATTGTATTGCTCACTCGTGAGCATTATTTTATTGGACATTGTCCACTTGTGTCGTCGGGTTCATTACCTCTCCAAGTGTCCATTCTTGCGAAGTGTCCAAGTGATTTATAATCCAGTTCCTTGCATCTGATATGTTTGAAGCTCTGAATGTATAATGTTCCTTATTTGATTTTGCGTAGTATGTTTTCAAAATATTTCCCATAAAATATCTACCCCATTACTTTCAATTATTCTTTGTCCAATTTCGTAATTAACTATTTTACGAGCATTTTCTAATGAAAACCAGCTATCTAATCCAGTTCCAGCATTAAAAAAAGTACCATTAAAGTTTTGTATTCTGTATTTCATAATTTTTAGTTTTAAATTTCTTCTGCAAATATATGGCGACTGTTTGAATTATCAACTATGCATTAACAAAAGTTTAACTTATTTCTTTTATGTCGGTGGGTTGTATTCCTTTTACTCGGTGGGTTTAGTTCCGTTTGGTCGGTGGGTTGTATTCCTTTTACTCGGTGGGTTTAGTTCCTTTTACTCGGTGGGTTTAGTTCCATTTATACGGTGGGTCTGCTTCCATTTATACGGTAGGTTTAGTTCCGTTTGGTCGGTAGGTTTAGTTCCGTTTGGTCGGTAGGTAAAAAAGTGAAATATAACAAAATGTTACAAATATAACAAAATGTTACAAAAAACATCAAAATGATTTTTAGCTTGTTTAAAGCATTATTTTAATCAAAAGGTATCAATATACCAAAAAAGTTTTTTATTACCTTAAATTGACTAAAAAAGGTATCAAAAAAATCCACTATAAAACGTAAAACGTAAATTTTAACATAATATTAACAAAGTTTTAACAGTTTAAAGCATTGTTTTAATCAAAAACAGTTGTATATTTGTATCAGAAAGGAAGCAATAAAGCAACCTATAAAAAAACCTTAATAAAATGAAAAAAGAAACTTTAAAAACCGTATTATTTTTTACACTAGTAATTATTTTAACCGTAAGTATACATTTTTTAACAGCTCCAATATATAGATAATTATGAAAAATTTAAATCAAGAAAATAAAGATATATTAATCCAAATTTGTTGTTTTTTTACAGCTATTTTAATTTGTATAATAGTATTAATAGGAGTAACAGAAAGCTTTTAAACTATGATAAAGAACTACTTTTTAAAGCAAAAATACCAAATTTTGACAATTCAAATATTTGCAGCCTATTTAATAATCAATTTAATAATTAATTTAATAAACTAAAATTATGAAAAATTATAAAATTCAAGCGACTCATATAATTGACAACGACCCACAAACCTATAAAAAATTTATTTTTTATTACAGTACACACGAACCTATTGAAACGTGTTATTACTATTTTTTTAATATCATAAATACTAACTATCAATTTTCTAAAATTGACCTAAACAATGACCCTAATTTCAATCTTTTAATAACAACCTTTTAAAACTTAAACAAAATGAAAAAAGTAAACACACCTGAACAAACCGCGCATTTATTCGCAAACCAGTTACAAAATGAAGCTTACACATCAAACCGAAATTTATATTTTTATGATAAAGAGATTTTTTCTTATGGTTCGCACTTTTGTATTGCAAAATTTATCGATGATAAAACGTTACTTTTCACCGAACGCGGATATAGTAACACAACCGCAAAACACATAAATGTAGTTTATCACGCCACAAGCCACATAAATAAAATTTACTGTGCAAACCCAAACGGAAACCACGCGGATAATTTTAATTTTTGGTTAAACAATGCGGAAACTTTAGCGGATAAATTAAAAAGAGCAAATAAGCCCGAAATTTATATTTCGCAATTGCAACAAATACAAAATAAGGCGAATATTTACGCGAATTATTTTAGTATCGTAATTCCTGAAACTTTGCAAAGTGTCTTAAAAGTTACCACAAAAGCAGAAATTTTAGCATATATGGAAAATAAAGCGGAACTAATAAAAGCGGAAAAAATAGCAAAAGAAAAGGAAATTTTAAAACGTCATAAATTAGAGCTTAAAAAATGGAGGAATTTTGAAACCTCAAAACTATATACACGAAATGAGGGAATAGATTATTTACGTAAAAATGAAACGGAATTTCAAACATCTCAAGGCGTAAAAATACCGCTTGAAATAGGCAAACGATTTTATAATAATTTAGCAAATGTAAAGCCAAACGATACTTTTTTGAATTTTACAGTATCAGAAATTACAAAAACATTTATTAAAATAGGTTGTCACAAAATAACATTTAAGGAAATTAATAACGTAGTAAAATGAGAACAATAAAAACAATACTTTACCAGTTCGAGGAACTAAGTAAAGAAGCACAAGAAACAGCAATCGAAAACCAAAGAAATAACGAAAATAATGTTTATTTAGATTGGTTTTATGATGATTGTATAGAACAAATAAAAGAAAATGGCTTCAATGGAAATATTGAACTAAAATATAGTTTAAATTATTGCCAAGGCGACGGGCTGTCTTTTTCGTGTGACTATTTTAACAATTTAAATGCCTTATTTGTTGAAATTTTAGGCACTGAAAAGCAAAAAACAATTGACTGTATAATTGATAATTGCAGCTTAAAAATAAAGGGTAATAACGGTAATTATTGTTATGCTCATAGAAACGATGTTAATTTTGAATTGGATAATTATTACGTAAAAAGTAGTACTAATATAGATAATTTAATTAGTCAAGTGGAAACGAAATTAAAAGACTTATATATTGACTTATGTAATGAATTAGAAAATAACGGCTATTCAGAAATTGAATATCAAAATAGCGACGAATATATAATTCAAAATTTAATCGAAAATCAAATAGAATTTATAGAAAATGGAAAACAATAATAAACACCAGCCCGAAGCTCTATTTTTAGCATTTTGCGTAATCGGGGCAATGTATGGAATAATTCACTTAATAGGAATGTTAATAAATTTAAACTAATGAAAATAATATATAAAAATCAAAAGTTAGATTATGCAGGTTTTAAAATGGAAAAATATTTTTGTTTTTATACCAAAGATAATAAAGCATTAATATATATGACACAAACGCAAATAAATAAAGCTATAAAATTATGAAAACATATTTTAATATTAAAACCAGTCAAAGAACTGAAACGGTCGATGAATTAATTATAACAGACTTTGTAACACATAAAGACTACAAAAACGAAGTTAAAAGATTAATAAATGAATACAACATTTGTGGAATGAATGTATATATAAGTCAAAAACCCTGCAAGGAATGGAATAAATAAAACAATTGGCAAAGGTTTTAAACAAGGTTAGATAAAAAAACCAACGCACAACTTTATCAATTTTCGCACAAACGTATAGAAACATTTATAGAGATTAAAACCTTTATAGATGTTTTTTTGTGTCTTATTCCTTCAGGTGCTGCCGCTGACTGGTGCTGCCGCTGACTGGTGCTGCCGCTGACTGGTGCTGCCACTGACTGGTGCTGCCACTGACTGGTGCTGCCGTGTTCAGGTGCTGCCGCTGACTGGTGCTGCCGCTGACTGGTGCTGCCACTGACTGGTGCTGCCGTGTTCAGGTGCTGCCGTGTTCAGGTGCTGCCGTGTTCAGGTGCTGCCGCCCAAAATAACCACCTTTGCCCCGAAAAACCACCACCAGACCCCGAAAAACACCCAAGCCAAGCAAAAAACAGACCCCCACCCCCCTATTTTGAAACGACATACACTATATCTAACCCCCTCCACAAATTTTTTCCACACAATATAACTTTTCATTTGCAGTAAATTCTTACATATATTTATTCAAAGACCCTACAAAAATTTTTTTCCTATTCTATATACTTTTTGAAAGAGAGAAGATTCTTACAAGTTGTAAAAATAAAATAAAAGCCGTTTGTTGTCGTTTAATCCACTTTTGAGTTAGAAATACAAATTATTTAGGATTACAGTTCCAACTAAAAAATAGAAATGTCTTGTTTTGTAGGAAAAAAGTATGAAAAACGGCACTTTTTGAAAAAACGTAAAAAAAAAACACACTTTTATACCCCCCCCCTAAAAAGTGATGTACGAAATAGGGGGGGGGTCTATTTTCCTTTATTTTATAAAATATTATTATTATTAAAAAAATATATATATATATATAATAGTATTAATTAATTTTGTAACTTTGTAGCAATTATTATAATTTATAAGAATGGAAAGAGATAAAGTATTTTTGGATATTATTCAACAGATAGAGTTGGGTCGTTCAATAAAGAATATATTAGATGGTGATGATTTCCCAATCACACGAGGTACTTTCTACAGCTGGTTAAATGACAATCCCGATAGAATAGAATTATATAAGAAAGCTACTGAAATACGTGCTGATGGTATCTTTGACGATATGTTAGAGATTTCTGATGATGGTACTAAGGATTACTACTATGATGTTAATGGGAACAGACAACAAAGTATGGTAGCTGTAAACAGGTCAAGGTTGCAACTTGATACTCGTAAATGGGTATTGGGAAGAATGAACCCTAAAAAGTACAGCGAGAAGCTCGATATTACTTCAGGAGGGGATAAATTGAAGATAGTTCCGATTATAGGGATGCAGATTATTAACCAAGAGGAGGATGTAGTTGAGTAAAAGTCTTACCATAAATGTAAAGGGTAATCTTAAACAGTTAGAAGCTATAAAGGCTTGGACTGATAAAGATACGATAGATATAGTTTTTGGTGGCTCAAAAGGCTGTCTGATTGGAAATCAATTAGTTAGAACGATAACTGGATTGAAAGAGATAAAAGATATTGAGATTGGAGAGCAAGTTCTTACATTTAATGAAGTTACAAAAGGGTCTGAATACAAAAAAGTATTAAAAACACCAAAATACCCCATTGGTGGCGACAACCATTACCATAAAATGATTACCTTTGTGATGCAGAACGGAGAAAAGTTCTGTTTAACACCTAATCACGAAATATATGACAATGGAAATTGGATTGCAGCAGGAGAGTATGCCAAACGAGTTTTGGAAAGAGATAGATGGCACAGATGGTCAGTATCTAATATCAACAATGGGTCGAGTAGCATCACGAAAGACTTATGGGAAGAAAAACCTTTCCATTTTAAAGCCTTGTTTGACGAAAAGCGGATATTTGAGAATTTATTTCAGTCTAAACGGGAAAAAACAAATGCAGATACACCGATTAGTTGCTTTAGCTTTTATAGAGAATCAGGAGAACAAGCCAATCGTGAATCATATAAATTTCAATCGCTTAGACAATCGATTAGAGAATTTAGAATGGGTAACAGACAAGGAGAATGTAAATCATTCAAGAGAACGTTGCCCTCAATTATTCGATACACGTGGAGAAAATGTTTGGAACTCAAAGCTAACAGAAGAAAAAGTATTACAGATACGGAAGAAGTTTATTCCGAGAGTTTACACAAGGGATATGTTAGCGATGGAATACAATGTGAAAGCATCTACGATAAAAGATGTGATACTCCGCAAGAGTTGGACTCACGTTTAATAAAAGAAGTTCATTACGGATTAAAAGAAGGATATGTATATGATTTAACAGTAGCGGATAATCACAATTACTGTTTAAACGAATCAAATACGTTAGTTCATAATTCAGGCAAGAGTTTTATAGGTTGTTCTTTGATATGTGCGGATGCACTAATGTACCCAAAAACGCATTATTTTATAGCGAGAAAAACGTTATCTGATTTGCGTAAATTTACAACACCATCTATTCAGGAAGTTATGAATATTTGGGGTATTGGAGAAGAATATTTTAGTTTTAATGGTCAAGATAATTATTTCAAATTTTATAATGGTTCTAAAATATTTTTGATTGACGCAAAGTATTTGCCAAGCGACCCGAACTATATGAGATTTGGTTCAATGCAGATGACTCGTGGTTTTATCGAAGAAGCTGGAGAGTTTGATATAGAATGTAAAAACAATTTACAAGCATCTATTGGCAGATGGATGAACAAAGAATACAATTTAGCTCCTAAGTTGTTGCAGACTTGTAACCCTAGTAAAAATTATTTATATAAAGACTATTACAAACCTAATACCGAAGGTAACTTGCCAAGCCACAAGAAATTCATTCAAGCCTTGCCAACAGATAATAAAACATTACCCGAGGATTATGTTCCCAACTTAATGAAGATATTGAGTCACAACGAGATTCAAAGACTTGTGTATGGGAATTGGGAGTTTGATGATAATCCTTATGCGATGTTTGAGTATTCAGATATTCTTGGATTATATACAAATGAGTTTGTAAAGCCTACCGAACAGAGGTATATGACTTGTGACATTGCTTACACTGGTTCTGATAAATTTGTTATTGTGATATGGGCAGGATTTGTAGCATTGAAGATAATCGCAATTGATAAGATTGACGATACGATGGTGAGTAAGAAGATAAACGAGTTGAGGATAGAGAATAGAGTGCCTTTGAAAAATGTGATATATGATGCTGATGGATTGCAGACATTTACGAGGGCATCAACAAAGTTAGGTAATTTAGTAGGAGCAACACCATTTAACAATAATGGGAAACCGATAAAAATGCACGGAAAGACTGAGAACTTTAAGAATTTAAAAGCTCAATGTTACTGGTATTTTGCGGAAGCGGTTAAGGATTCTAAGATGTTTATTCAAGAAGATAAATATAGAAAGCAAGTTATCGAGGAATTAGAGCAGATAAACAGACAACCACTACAAGATGATGGTAAGATAGCTCTTGAGAAAAAGGAAGAAATAAAAAAGAGGATAGGTCGCTCTCCTGATTTTGCTGATGCGTTAATGATGCGATTTTTCTTTGAGTTGAAGGGTAAGCCGAGATTAAGGATAATTTGGTAAATAAATAAAAATATGATATTTAAAAGCAACGAAGAAGCCATATCGGCTATTAAGAGTAATCTTAAAATCAATGAAGAATTTGTTGAAATGCGTGAATGTTCTGATGAACTAAAAGCACTTGTAAACGGAGATGATTTCATCGATGAGCTTATAGAGAATATAGAAGGTATTGAAAGCACAGTAAAAGCAGATGCTAGAAGAAAATACAGTAGAAGTATCAAAGATTTATTCGGAAGAATATTTCAACCTATCGATAATATTTACTACGCAACTGGAGGAGTTAAGGATTATGATATTATAAATCCTACGATTAAAGCAGAGTTCTTGAGTAAAATTGCAAGTGTTAGAGATGGGAAGTCTTTAACAGAATGGGTTCAAGATAATGCGATTAAGTTGATGAACACAGACCCAAATGGATTGATGTTCTTAGAATATACTACTGACCCTGAAATTGATATTTATCCAACCTACAAATCAATCGACAGTATTCGTTATTACGAGTCAAAAGGTCAAATGATTGAGTACGTAATATTTGAACCAAAGAGATTAGAGAACAGACAGTTTTGGAGAGTTGTTGATGATTTGACAGATAGAACTTTTGAGCAAATAGGTCTTGAGTTTAAAATTATACCTGAATTATCATTTGAGCATCCATTTGGTCAAGTTCCTGCATTAATTTGCTCTAACATACAGATACCTGCTGAGGAGGAGAGATTATCAGCCATTGATAACATTATAGACATCTCCAAAGAATATGCGAGAGACCAATCATTCTTAACATTATATAAAATTTATAAGGGGAATCCAATCTTTTGGAAGTACGTTCAGTATTGTGGTGACTGTGGAGGAACAGGTAAAGTAGAGGAAGAAACTTGTACTACTTGTGATGGTCACGGAAGGATGATGGGTAAGAGTGATGTAACAGGTGTTGTTGAGTTACCTATTCCTGATGATAGAGACAGTCCAATTATCGCACCAAACATTGCAGGATTTATTTCACCTGATTTAGATGTGTGGAAACAATACTCAGAGGAATTGAATTTACTTGAGGAGAAGATGTATAAAACACATTGGGGAACAAGTTATGGTATTCAGAATATGAGTAATGTAGAGAAAACAGCTACAGAGATAATCTACAACAAACAGCCTTTAGAAAATCGATTAAATAAATACGCAGACTTTATTGAGTATGTAGAGTGGAAATTTTGCGAGTGGATATTGAATTTTTATGACTTAGGCAAGAGTAGGTCTGAAACTAGAATAACAATTAATTTAGGTCGTAGATATATTGTCGAAGGGTATGACACATTACTTGAAAGATATGAGATGTCGGTTAAGGCTGAAGAAAATAGTGTTGTGTTGGATAAGTTATTTAGTGAGTATTTATCGGCAAAATATAGAAATAATCCAATTGATTTGCAAATTAATTTGTTAAAAATGCGGATTGAACCATATTTACACTTACCTTTACAATCTGTTTTAAACATCTTTGGAAACGAAGAAGCACAAAGAAAAGTATTATATCAAAAATGGTGGCAAACCGTTACTGATTATAGCAAGTCAGAAGAAGTTTTACTTGCTGAATTTAATAGCTGGTTTGAATTAAATAAAAAGGTTGTAGCACCGCCAGTTGCACCGATAACTAAATAAAAATTATATGAGTCAAGTTGCAGTTTACGTATTACACAAATTAGGTAGAGAGGGAAATGGATTTAATTCTAACTACAAATTATCAGTAGAAAGACCTCCGCAT